GACTTCGCAGACAGATCGTTTACGAACGTTACTATTACTGCTAGAGGAGCTTTAATCTATAACACATCGTTCTCAAATTCAGCGGTGGCAGTTTTAGATTTCGGAGCAGATAAAACAGCTACATCTGGAGTTTTCACAATTCAGTTTCCGGCTAATACATCAACAGCAGCGATTCTAAGGATCTCTGGTTAATCGTAGGAGGTAACCTCCTATGAGTGGATCAGGAACTTGGGGTTCGGGCTTTTGGGGTCAGAACCAATGGAATGATTTAGCAGACCCGACTTTTACAGTTACGGGTATTGCCTTCAGTGCATCTTTAGGTGACGAAACAACTGTTGGTGAAATTAATCTTGGCTGGGGTAGAGCTGGCTGGAATGATTTTGCTTGGGGTATTGCAGGAAATGTTATAGCTTCTAGTCAAGCACTTACAGGAACTTTAGCTAGTGTCGTAGCATCTATTGATGTATCTCCTGGTCCATCTACAAATAACAATCAACTTATTACAACCAATCTTGCCTCTGTAGGAATTGAAATTACAAATACTGTTTTTCCAACAGGTATTGCAATGACCAACAGTTTAGGTACAGCTGATGCTGGTCCTGATGCACTAGCCACAGGTATTGCAATGTCTATGGGTCTTGGAACTATAGATGCCTTTAACCAAACAGGTTGGGGTAGACAAGGTTGGAACGTTAACGCTTGGGGTGTTGAAGGTCAGTTTGCAAATGTTGATGTAACAGGTATTGCAATGACGGCTGCTGCTGGAACATTAGCAATGACTGGTAATGCTAATTTAACTCTTAATACTTTAAATGTAGCACAAGCTACATTAGGTAATGCAGACCCTGCACCAGATGCAATGATTATTGGTGAACCAATGATTGCATCTTTAGGTACTGCTGCAGGTCAAGCTGGAGCTGGTGCAACTCCTTCAGGAATTGCAATGACAGCTGGATTAGGAACAGTTACAGTAATTCCTAGTCAACAAGTATCTCTTACAGGAATACCAGCAGAAGTAAGACTTTCTTCAGCATTTAATATAATAATTCACGTTGATATATCTGTTACAGGTTTAGGCTTGACTATGAACCAAGGTTCTGGTAATGCTTTAATTTGGAACGAAGTTAATACAGGTTCAGCGCCTATAACACCTCCAGGATGGCAAGAGGTGGCTGCATAATGAGTTTGACAGAAACTCATATTTTTAATAAAATGAACGTATAAGGAATTAAAAAATGGCGAATTCAACATCTGCTAACCTAAAACTTACAGTACAAGCAACCGGTGAAAACTCGGGAACTTGGGGTCAAATTACAAATACAAACTTATTAATTTTAGAACAAGCTATTGGTGGTTTTACAACTTTTAACTTAACTAATGCTAACAGATCTTTAACATTTACTAATGGTGCTCTATCAAATGGTAAAAATGATGTTATTAAATTAACAGGAACTTTAGCAGCCAACAGAACAGTATCTATTCCAGATTCAATTGAAAAAGTTTATCACGTACAAAACGCATGTGACCATGCAGGAAACACTTTAACTTTTAAAACATCATCAGGTACAGGTGTCCTTTTATGCGAAGGAAATAACTATGTATTATATTCTGATGGTACAAACATTGTAAAATTATCTGAGCAAAGAAACTGGAGAGCAGTTTCAGCAGCTGAAACAGTTCAAGCTGGCGCTCAACTTTTAGTAAACACAAGTGGTGGAGGAGTAACGATTACGCTCCCAGCCTCACCTGCTACAGGGGATGAGGTTTCATTTGTAGATCAGGGTTATGATTTTAATAGTAACGCATTGACTGTTGGAAGAAATAGCTCTAATATAGCTAACGCAGCATCTGATCTAGTAGTCAATACACAAGGCGCAGCTTTTTGTTTAGTCTTTTCAGGAGATGCAACAACAGGTTGGACGTATAAGGAGAAATAATAGATGTCAAATTACGAAGCAACAAGATACGATTTCGATGGAGCAAACCTTACAGGTATCGAAGGAATTCCTACAGCAACTATTGTGCCGTGGTCTTCTTCTTCAGTGCCATCAGGTTTTTTAGAGTGTAACGGTGCAGCCGTTTCAAGATCAACTTATTCTGCATTATTTGCAATCGTAGGAACAACTTACGGAGCTGGAGATGGTGCATCTACTTTTAACGTACCTGATTTGCAAGATAACGTTGCAATGGGTAAATCTGGAACTAAAGCTTTAGCATCTACTGGAGGAGCAAACACAGTTGCAGCTTCAGGAACTGTTGGAGGAGCAACAGCTAACGCAACTTTATCAACAGCACAACTTGCATCACACAGTCACTCAGCTTCTACTGGTAGTGCTAGTTTTCAAAATAACCCTGGAGGAGGTTTTCAATCTACAGCTACCACACCTGGAGGAACCACAGGTAATGCTGGATCAGGTACAGGGCACCTACATAATTTGAGTGCAACTTTTACAGGTAGTGCAACTTCAGTTATACAACCTTATTTAACAATTATTTATATTATTAAGACGTAGGAGAAATTATGGCAACAAACGCAACATGGACAGTAGTATTAGAAGACAAACTTGTTATTAAACAAAGTGGTGATGGCGCTGGAAATGCTTACACTATTGATGATAATGATTTTTGGGGATTAGCTAAATGGTCAAACATTTGGGCTATTCAATATGGAACATCAAATCCAAGTGACACTATAGAGTATAGAGATCAAACTCCTCACTCTACTTGGGAAGATGCTAATCTAGGTGATTTTCAAGATTTTATTACTAGATGGGACGCAGCTCATTTATCTAAATTACAATCGGACTGGGATAATGATAATGAAGTTGATGAAGAAGGAAACCCTGAGTCTGAAGCAGATAAAATAGCTAGACTAGGTGCAAGACCAACATCGTACTCATCGTAAACTCATCCAAGAAGTTAAAATATATTTTTCACCTGAAAGTGGTGAATTACCTCTGTGCAGATATGGAAATGAAGCAGGCCAAATAACTATTCTACCTGTTTTAGGTTTTACTCTTTTTGAAAAATGTAAAAATTCTGTTTCTCCACCTTCTTCTACATCATTTAAATATATAGAAAAAACAAAAGCTCTTTTTGCATCTTCAAATCTTGAACTATGTTCAACGTGCCAAACATGATAACCTTCTGTAGGTAAAGTTTTTTGTATTTTTAAACTAGTAAATTCAAAAGATTCACCTGAGTAAGCATCTTGAGCTCCTGTATTTTCACAATAATGTCGCCAAGCTAAGTCATAATTTATCATCATTGTTCTTAATTCATCCCACCACACATCTATATTGTGTCCTCTCATAAAATATTGTTGATCTTGTTTACTAGTTATAGGGGCCTTCTCAAACTGTTTTCTATTAACTGTTTTAAGAAATTTATTTTGTTCTTCATATATTTTAATAGCTTTATCACATTCTTCTTTTGTAATATAATTATCATATATGCCTATAAAATTATTTATATTAACGATTTTATCGCTCATTTAAATCCTTCATACTTTTAGAATATTCAAATCCTTTAGTTTTTTCTATATTAAAAATTAAAGAATATCTATTATGTTCCTCAGTATATTCTTCAAATCCATGTAAAATACCCATAGGAAAAATATAATAATCCCCTGGATTAGGTGTTATTTTTATATTTAATTCAGGTACGATTAAATCGCAACCTTTAGTTAAGTACAATACACCATGATAATAATTATGTTCATGGTAATTTAATTTATCTCTTTTCTTAATTTCATTTCCCCAAGCGTCTTTAATAGTATTTTTAGAAAAAAAATGTTTAAATAAATCAGGTTGAGAAATTTGATTTTTATTTATTATATAAGATAAAAAGTGATTAAAAATTGGATCTTTAATAAAATGATCCCATGAAGTCATATTACCTTTTACGTTTGTATAATTAGTCATATCTTTATTTATATTATTTTTTATATTAATAATTAAATTATGAATATTTTCTAAATAAGGATAGTGGCCAAAAATAATATTTACTGTTCTAGGATAGGTTATTGTTAAACTATTTTTATGTTCATTTAACTTGTTATTTGGGTCCAAAAAACTAATCATTTAGTATCTT